GTGATTACGGTTGCCGCAGCGGGGGCAAGGATGCTCGGAGTCTCGGTTTTGATGGTGCGAGACTCAATCGGAACACTCTGCATAGGAGTAAGTGTCCCAACAGCGGCTCCCGTTGATGGGGCGGTTGTTTGAGTAGTTGTCGTCCCACGAGAAACATCTAGCGGCACAGATTGAGATGTAATCGAACCAACAGCGGCTCCGGTTGAAGGAGCTTGATTTGTTGTCGTGGCGGTACGAGTCACATCAAGCGGAACAGACTGAGAAGTGATTGTTCCAGGAGTGGCGCCAAGCAAACCTGCGGTTGGCGCAGTTGTGTCACCTGTAGCATTTCTTGAAACATCAAGATTGACGGACTGATTCGCGGTGTTTCCAAGAAGTCCTGTCGTCGCCGCACCTAAGCCAGCTCCGGCCAATGAAGGCGCAGCGGTGGCCAACAAACCTGGAGCGGCGGTTGAAGTTGCAACCTCCACGAGATTGGGCGCTAAAGATGTGGCTCCAGCAGCAGTCCCGCCGATAGATGAACTGGCGAATTCGGTTGCAATCTGTCGAGCAGTCGCGCCTGCCAATGCATCCCCCGCCATCTGAGCGGCAGTTCCAGCCCTGACGCCTTGATCCACAAGAGCGTTGACGATATCTGCTTGAGATGCGCCAGTCCCGGCAAGATCAACAGCAGTATTCGCAGCGGTTTGGATTGCGGTGGGGAAGAGTTGCTCTATGCCAAAAGCGGCGGCTCCACCCAATGCCGCAGCCCTGAGAGCTTGGGCGAGATCGCCGCTATTGGCGAAAGTCGTGAATCCTGCTCCAGTCGCAGCGGCAGCAGGAACACTCATCAAACCAACTCCGGCAGGGCCAAGGCCAGCAGCGGTTCCTGCGGCGATTGCGGCATTTGCCAAAGTCCCAAGCAGGCGATCTGTCGAGGTCTGCTCAAACTGACTGCTGAGTTGCTCTGTGGCCTGTTGTCCGGTAGGTGTGAACCCGGCAGACAAATATGCGCCAGTCGGGGTCTCAATGACGCCCTGCATCGACCCATCGCCCAGGACGTTGTAATTGATTCCGTTCTGCGTAAAGCTGCCGACGATTGCATCTGCAAAGCGCGGATCATTGGCTTTCCCGCTAGACGCAAGAACCTCTTGTGCTTTGTTTGCAAGCACATCTTGGGATGCAAACAGTCCTGAGAATCGACTTGCCACAGGAGCCTCCGTTTGTGTGGATAGTAATCCCTCCGGCGCTGCGGAAGATTGAACTTGCTTCTCAACTTGAGCGGGTGTGATGTTCTTTACATCTGCGGCAATCTGCTTCAGAGCATTCCAGTCCTGGTCGCTTTCTGCCCTTGCGGCGGTGCGAATCTGCGCGTCTGTGAATCCCTGACCGATCAGATCGTTATAAAGCCGACCCTTCTCTGCATTGGATAGCGAGTCCACATTTGCTGGCAACGATGGGACTTTTGCCTCTGCGATAACACCCTTGGCTGCGATGTCTTCTGAGATCGCGTCGGCCATTTTCTTGCCGAAATCCGCGTTTGAGTGGACACCATCCAAAAGGTCACCAGTTCCAGCAGAAGTCGCGGCCCTGACATCGGTGAATGAAACGCCTGCGCTCTGAGCGATCTGCTTCAGACCATCATTGATCTGGTTGGCTCGCTTCTCAGCGCCAGGATCGATATATCCAGCGATGTTCCCGGTTTTAGAGTTCTGCGCCCCGTAAAGCTCAGAAACACCAACAATGATCGGAGTGACTCCATTGGCCTTGGCGATGTCCACCATCTGCTGAACGCTTTGGAGAGTCGTTGCAGGGTCTTGGTTTTTGATCGCATCAGCAGCGCCGTAACGGATGATCGCGTATTGAGGCTTGTTCTGCTCAATGTAAGTCTGGAATGCGCCAAACTTTGATCCACCAGCAAGGGCTTCGTTCGAAGTTTCTCCACCAGTTGCAAGGTTTGTGACCTGAATACCAAGGTTGTTGGAGATCACATCGGCAACCGAATTGCCATACTTGTTGTCTGGATTGCCATCGGCGGTATAGCCGACATACTCGCTCATTGAGTCGCCAAACAGAACGGCGGTTGGGCGGCTTGCCTGCTGAGTTTGAGCAGGCTCAGCTAGCAATGATTGAATTACATTGTCTTGCTGTGGAGTGCCCTGCGGTTGAACATCCAAAAGAGCAGGTTGTGTCGATGCAGTTTGCGGAACGATCGCTGGCTCAACCTCCGCAACAACTGGCTCAACACGCGATTGAACAACCGCCTGTTCCGCAGGAGCAATGACAGGAGCCTCGTCCTCAATAACTCTCCATCCATCTCCACCGGACATTGCATTCACGACAGCCTGTTGATTCAGATCGGCCGTGACAGGCACAAATGGCGTCTCAATAGGACGACTGACCTCATCAGACACAGACGGATAAAACACCTCTGGTGCGCCCAATAGGCTCATTGGAGCCTGGTAAATAGCCTCTTGCAAGGCATACGGGTCAAGCTCTTGCTCGCTCAACAAAGAATCAGGATTCGTGTCCCGAGCACCCAACAATGATTCAGCAGGCTTGAGGCTCTGCGCGATGGACTGAAGCAGCGCCCAGTTGTCATCCCTCGGCGCACCAGCGGCAACCCGGATTTCCTCATCAGAGTAGCCCTGAGCGAGAAGCGAGTTGTAAAGCTGCGCCTTCTCAGTCGGGGTTGCTTGGTAGATCGAAGATGGAATGACGATTGCCATGCTTTACCCCGGAATCTCTACGTTGGAGGAGATGCCTGCGCCGATCTTTGCCGCCTTGAGTTGGACTTCGGCCTCGAACTCTTGCCTCTTCAGCTCCAGTTCAGCCGCAGCCTTCTCTCGGGCCAGTTGAATCTCAGCCGCTGCTTTCTCTCGCTTGGCCTGAATATCGGCCATCGCCTTCTCGCGGTCAATCTCCAGCTGGGCCTGAGCCTGCATCATCATCGCTTGGATGGCCGGATCAGGCTGCTGTTGCTGTGGAGGAGGATTGCTCAGAGCCTGGTCGATCTCAGGCGTGATCGGCTTGAAGAAGGTCGCCGAGTCCTTGAACCCTGCTGCCTCAATCATCCGTCCCAGAGTCTCGCGGTACTGACCCACCGTCACCAAAGGATTGGCAGGGCCGAACTGCTGAAGAATCCGCTCCTGCTTGTCCAGGATCATCGCAAGCATCGCCATCTGCTCTTGCTTGTTGCCAGTTCCCAGACCCACAGAGATGCTCACATCGTACTGATTCGACCACTCACGGGGATCCATTTGGATGTACTCGCCACGCATCCGAATGATCCGGGGTTTGTCTTGGTACTTGCACAGGAGCTGGAGAATGCCCTTGAAGAGTGACTTTACCCCGGTCTCAGCGAAGTTCCGAGCGATGAGTTCCATCTTGCCAGCAGAGGCGTTCTGGAACGCAGCCACAGCGGTAGCGGTGACATTCTGGAGGACATTGGGGTCAAGACCTTGCGTAGCATCCGACACACCCGTGCGCTTGGCCTGGACTGCATCCAGATACTCGAGCATCGGGAAGGCTTGATTCGCCACAGGCTGAACCGCCATCGGAACCACCGCATTGGGGTTCTTCATCCGAATCACACCACCAGGCGTGGGAGAGATGAGATCGTCCAGGTTGACCTGACCATCAACCGCACCAACTCGGTAATTGTTCGTCAGATACAGGTTGTCCAACATCTGCCGGGTGATCGTGGACTTCTGTAGCTGCAAATCCATGACCTTATCCGCGAGGGACAAGCCGTAGAACTTGTGCGGGACAGGGATCGGGCAGAGGCTGTGGAAAGGAATGTAGTCCGTTTCCGTTTCCTCAAGAATCTCGCTGCCTGCGTACCAAACTTGGAGAAGCTCGGCAAGACCGTCACCATCCCGGTCTGCGCGGATGTAGCACTCGTACACCTCAACATCCTGCATGGTCGGGTCGAGGCTTTCGTCTTGGCTGGGCTGCTCGCCTTCAGAGTACCGAGCCACACGCTCAGGAGAGAAGCTCAGATCATCGTAGGCCGGGAGGTCGCGGACAACATCTTCCGGGAAGCCCATCGCTACCAGGTCAGACCGAGGGATCAGTCGGCGGTGAGCGACGAAGGGAGAGTCCTGGATCGTTGTGGCTTTCTTAGAGATCAGGAATTCCTCGGGAGGAATGTTCTGGATCGCCACCCGTCCGACTTGGTTCTTCTTCTTGACCTTGACATTGTAAGAGACTTGGGTGATCTGAACACCGTCCATCCCGATTGCGGGAGTTCCGTCGATGTTTGTGATCTGCGTCACAAAAGTCTCTTGTTCGATGATCTCCCGAGTGCCGTCTTGCAGTAGAAGCGCAAGCTCCGCATCGCTCAGGTTCTCGTAGGTCTCCTTGACAACATCAATGCGGTTGTCCCAGTAAGCCTTTACGACACCGACCTTCTCGAGCAGCGCATCCTTGAACCAGTCGTGAAGGATGGCAAACCCAGGGTTGTCCTTGTAGAACACCCAGTTCGAGTAGTCCGTGGCTTGGTTCGCGCCTTGCTCATCACCTGGGCCGACAGGCTCATAGCGGATGATGTCATCCGAAGCGGTGAAGATGCGGATCAGTTGAGGAATCGCGCCGTCAATGACCTCTGCCACCTCTCCGGTGACGATCTGGCTTCGACCCTCTACCTCGTTCCCGTAAGGGTAACGAAGGTAATACTCAAGTGACCGGGTTCTCTGCTCGGTTGTCTCCGTTTGGAGATACCCGATCGCTCCATCGATTTCGGCCTCGAGCAGGCTTTTCAGGCTGATTTGATTCATGCTTTTCCTCTAACGCTTTGATGCGTCGCTCTAGCTCCGCGAGTTTGGCGTTGATGTTGCCTTGAGGCTGTACCCACATTAGACCACCCACCTTGTGTTAACGCTAATCGGCTTGCTCCAGTCGCCCTGTTCGTGAATCCCGATAGCGAAGTATCGGAACGCATCGGACGAATGAGAGGCCCAGTCGTGTAGCGGTGTGTCAAAGAATACGTTTCTCTTCTCGTCAAAGTTGCGCCGATAGTTCCTGAGCGCGTCTAGACCCTGCTTCACCTTCGGCACGTTAAACCAGCACTTCGGGAGAATGCGTCTGACGCTCTGGATTCCATCTGCAACTGACAAGCGCGGAGCAACCGTTATTTGTAGCCCTGCCTCTTGCAGCATTTCCTTTCTGCTGCGTCCTGTCCCCAATTCTCGCACTTCTACGTCATGAGGCAAGATGTGTTCTGCCGTATGCCACTTATTCTCTTTGAGCCAGTTCACATACCAATCCAAACCTTGTCCGTGGTTTTCCACGAAATCCATCACTCGGTACTCTTGCCCGGCCACCTGAACCACCCAGATCGCGGTGGTGTCAGACATACCCAAGTCCCAAGCGGTGAATGTCCGGGTCAGATCGTCCCGGTCAATGTTTGTGAGCCTGCCCTTCTCCTCCAGGTCATTTATCAGCGCCCCGTAGTAAGAACCCTCAACAGCGGCATGGAAGGAGCATTCGAACTCCTGGTTGTACTTGTCCTGCCCCATCTCCCGCCTGGCGGCGTGGAGTTCGGACTCAGGAATCAGGTGGGTTTGGGAGGCTTTGAACTCCAGTAAGCCCCAGTCTTCCTCTTCCTCGGCCTGGTCTCTAAGGTCTTTGAAGTGGTTTGATCCCTTAGGGGTTCCGAGGAACAGCGCCCATCCCAGTCGGTCAGATAGCGCAGGACGAACAATGTCAGTCCAGATTCGTGGGTCTTGGTCGGCGATCTCGTCAATGATGACCCCATCGAAGTATTGGCCTCGGAGAGAGTCAGGATTGTCCGAGCCGTAGAGCTGGATTCTGCGTCCCCAGAAGTCCGTGCGGAGTTCCGAGATGTTCGGGGTCGCGCCCAGAGGCTCTGTGTATTTCAGCAGATAGTCCCAAGCCACACGCTTTGCCTGCCCATAGGTCGGAGCGATGTAAGCATACCGGGGAGCTTCCTTACGGTTCTCCACCGCATCCCGAATGATGTGGTTCAGAGCAGCGACGGTCTTTCCCATCCGTCGGTGAGCCACCACCACCCCAAAGCGGTGATCCCGCATCATCTGATGGATGGCGAGTTGTGGCTCTCGAGGAGAGTACGGGATTACGATTTCTCGTTTGCCCATGAGATCACCATCTCCAGCGGGTTGCCGTTTGCCCCCGTCACTTCGAGTCGGTCATTCTCCCGCCATTGGGCGCGGGTCTTGAGCCAGAAGATAGCCGCCGTGGTGTTTCCGTTCTTGGCTTGCTGATACAAAGTCTGCGCCACAGAAGCATTGGCCTCAATCCGGCCCTCGTCCAGTTCTTTCCTGTAATGCTTGCGAAGGGTATCGTCGGTGATTTCCAGCTTGGCAGCGATGTCCTCATACCGAGTACCTACTGCACTCAGCATCTTGACAACCTTACGATTCTCTTCGGTTGGCTTATGAGGGTTACCACTACCCATTTTGTATCTCCGATTTATCAGTAAGCTCGCTATAGGTTTGGCCTGTTGACTCTAGTGTTGCTTGCTTGCCGGTGAAGTCCTGCCAACGCTTGACGATCACATCGCAGTATTTCGGGTCTAGCTCCATCAGGCGGGCGATGCGGCCCGTCTTTTCGCAGGCGATGAGCGTGGAGCCGGAGCCGCCGAACAGGTCTGAGATCAAGTCTCCGCTTTTGCTTGAGTTCTGTATTGCTCTTTCAATCAATGCAACAGGCTTTGGCGTTGTGTGTCCTTGGACGCGCTCCTTATCAAACCTCCAGACACTAACCTGTTTTCTGTCCCCATAAAACGAATGAGAGCCGTCTTTCATCCAACCATATAGGCAAGGCTCGTGTTGGCTTTGGTAATCTGTTCTTGAGAGTGTGAGGCTGTTT